CGTGCGGAGCAGCGTGGGGGCGGTCACAGGCGTCGTGCCCTGCGTCACTTCAGCGAGAAAGGCCACGCGGTAGCCGCGGGCTGTGGCTCTGGACATGATGAAGCCTCGGGGTTACGTGTGATCGAACGTCAGGGAGACCGACACCGGGATGTGCAGCCACGCGTTTTCGGCGAGGGCGGGCCCGGAGCGGGTGGAGAGCACCTCGACGGACTGGCCGCCGACGGTGAGCGTGGCCGACGCGAACGTGTCCTCGATTGCCGACGCGACGCTCAGCGCCGCGTGGGCATCGGTGCCGGCCGGGACGCGGATACTGACGCGATACGTCGCCTCGCAGCGCCGCATAGCGTCCGGTCCGCACTCGGCATAGGTGCTGTCTAAGCTGGTGAAGCCGTCGTCGACGAACGCCGTCGACGGCGCCGCGCCGGCCGTGTTGAGCCACCGCCGTTCCGCCGGCAGGCCGGGGACGGTGAGCACGAGCGCCCGCAGCGCGGCCAGCAGCTGCTGGTAGATCACCGCCCGTACCCCGCCCGCCGCGCGGCGTCGTCGAGGATGGCCGGCCACCGCGCTTCGACCGGCGCGATGAACTCGGTGGGCTGGCCCGCGCGCGGCCCGTTGCGCCGGGTGAGGCCGTTCTCCTCGAGGTGCTGCGCGTACTCGGCCACCGTGGTGATGAACACCTCGTCGCCCAGCACCGCGGTCGCGACCTGCGACGTGTCCGGCGTGGTGGTGAAGATCGGCGGGGCGCCCGGCTGCCGCCCAGGCGTCGGCGGCGCCTCGCTCGGCCCATCCTCCGGCCGATTGCGCGAGACGCGGAATGAGGCCCGTAGGAACCCGGTGTCGAGCGGGGCGCCGGGCCCGTACTGCGACCCGATGATGATGGCCTCGGCCGCTTGCTGGGCCGCCTCCTGAAACGCGGCCGTGCCGCGTCCCTCGACGTCGTCGCGGAAGAAGGCACGCATCTCGCGCGTGAATTGGTCGCTCACGTGCCGAGTCCGAGGAAGTAGCCGAAGGGGATGCCCGTCGGCGCGTATTCGTCGATGGCGATGAGTCGGCCCGTGATCCCCGCGAACAGCACCGTGTCGCCCCGCTTCGGGGTGAAGGTGAGATCAGCCGCGGCGACGAACAGCGCCGTCGTGACGCCGGTCCACGCGGCGTCGCTGGCCTTGGCGTAGCGCCGCGCGTCCGCCTGCACGACGTCGACCGTCTGCGACACCGGCGTGCCCGACACCGCGCCCGTGATCGGGTCCGGCACCGGGTTCCGCGTGATCGTGGCCCGCGTGGTGACGCCGGCCTTGGTGGCGGCACCCACCGCGGTCTGGGTGAGCTTCGCGAGGTCGAGGGCCATCAGCCCCACACCACCGCGCCGGACGCGCGCAGATAGGGCCGGAGAACCGCCAGCACGTCCACCGGTAGCTTGACGCCGCTGTCCGGGGTGAGCCGCAGCCCGCCAGGCAACTGCAGTTCCGTGCCCGGCTGCAGGCCGTTCGACTCGTACGGGTTACCCTGCTGCGAGAGCCAGAACGCCAGCCGCGAAACGGCGTCCACGACGAACGCCGGCACGAGGTTCGAGGCGATGGCGTAGCCGTCCGGGGTGGTCATCCACGCCCTGGGCCACGCCAGCGCCTGCGCGTCGTACGTGCGGCGCCCTTCCCAGTCGAGCCGGGTGAGCCACGCCGACGCCTCGGCGATGCACTGGTCTTGCGTGATCGGGTCCACGTCCGCCCACGCGCCCGCGAACGGCAGCGCCTCGAGCGCGGCCGTCACCTGCGCGCGACTCGCCAACGCGTTCGCGTTGGGCAGCCCGGCGCCGGTTTCGAGGATGAGCGTGAGCGGCATGGGTTACTCGGCGGCCTTGGCCGGCTTCTTTGCGGCCTTCGGCTCCGCGCCGTAGACGGTCATCGTCTCGGCGTCGAAGTCGCTGGCGTTGATGATGACGAAGCCGCCCTCGGCGTCCGCGTCCGCAATCTTGAGCGTCGCGGGGGCCGGAGCCGACTGGATGTACGGCGGAATGAAGTCAGCGGACATGATGGGATGCGTGAAGGGTGAGCGGGGCGCCACGAGGGCGCCCCGTCAGAGGATCGGTCAGCCCGCCAGCCGGACGCCGAGCTCCGGGCGGACGCACGCGGCGCCGTAGAGCACGTCGAAGTCGAAGAGCGTCTGCTTGTTCTGCCGCACGACTTCCATGCGGAGCGCGACGCCGGACACCGGATCGGCCACGCTCATCACCTCGAGCGTGTTCGCGGACGACGCCTGCAGCGGCCGCGACACGAAGCCGAAACAGTCGCGGTGGAACGCGAGGTTCACGACGTGCGACGCGCGCAGCGTCACCAGCTCGCCACCCGCCTTCGCGACCTGCAGCGCCGGCGCGATCGGCACCGTGGTGTTGCCCACGATCAGGGTGGTGTTTGCCGTGACCGTGTACGTGTTCGGGTCACCCGCGAAGCTGATGATGTCGCCCGCCACCAGGTTCGAGGGGTTGGTCAGCTTGGCGATGCTCACCGTGCCCGTGCGCCCGCCGTCCGTCGAGCCGGCGTTCACCGCCTGGGCGCCGTTGGCGGTCGCATTGCCGGCCGAGAGCGGCGTCGAGACGTGCGTCGGAACCTGCTGGTCCATCGCCACGTCGAAGCCGTAGCGGCGGCCGATGGTGCCCTCGATGACCGTCTGCGCGCTGCCGATCGCCTGCGCCTGCGCGAACGCGGGCAGGGCGAGGGCGTTGGCCTCGGCATTCACGTCGAGCACCAGGCGGCGGTCCGTGAGCGGGGCGGTCTGGCGGTTGAGCTGCGCGCGGGCGTTGGTCGCCCCGGTCACGTCCGACGCGAACGGGGTGGTCCCCGCCGTGCCGACGTAGCCGAAGATGCGCGTGTAGCGCGAGAAGATGAACGCATTGATGTCCTGCGCGAGCCCCTTCACGGCCTCGGCGGTCTGGCGCGACTGCACACCGCCGACGATCTCCTCCTGCTCCTTGTCGGTCAGGAAGAAGCCGGCGCGGCGCCAGCGGTCGAGCGGGATGGGCGAGCGCACCGGGCGCATGTCGGCTGCCTGGTACGGTGCGGCCGTCGGCGCCACGTCCGACACCGGCACGGCCGACGGGATGTAGAGGTTGACCACGTCGCCCTGATTGGCGGGGGTGTTGCTGTAGTCGGTGTTGACGAGGCGCGGCATGACGCACGCGGCGCGCAGCGTCTGGAGGCCCTGGGCCACCAGAATCGGGACGATGTCCTGCAAAAGGTTCGGCATAACGGTTCCTCGGTCGATGGTCGCGCGTCGACGTGGCCCGAAACGGCCATCGCGCCGAACGCGCACGGATGCGCGCTCCGAGAGGGAGAGCGAATCAGCACGCGCTCAGCGCGACGCTGGCCTACGGGTCCTGCCCTACTGCCGACGCTCAGCGCCAGCGGCCACTAGTTCGTGGCGACCTTCACTTCACCCTTTGCGATCTTGTCGAGGTTCGCCAAGAACGCCGACTGATCGGTCGCGGCCACCTGACCGGCCGGCACTGGACGCCCGCCGCCGCCGCTGGACCCGCCGCCGCTGCCGACCGTCGCGCCGTAGAACTTCGGGGCCTCGGCCTTGAACACGTCGGCGTAGAACTTCTCGACGGTGAGGCCGGTGGGGTCGCCGTCCTTGTCGTAGACGACACTCTTGCCGGTCTTCTCGTCGAACCGCACCCGCCGCCCCTTGTGCAGGTCGACGACGTACGGCACGTCCTCTGCCGGAACGCCCGCCTTCACCGCCGCGTCGCGGATGGCAAATTCGATCTCGCGGTCGATGAACTTGGTGCGGTACTGCTCGGCGTCCGCCAGCCGCTTTTCGTACTCGGCCTTGGTCTCGCCGATGCGCTTCTCGAGCAGCTTGTCGAAGTCGCCCGCCTTGCGAGCCTGCTCCTCTTCGAGCTTGGCCATGTCCGCGCGGAACTTGGCCACCTGCTCCGGGCTCAGCCCGCCGAGCGCCTTCTCGAGGTCTTCGTACCGCTGCTGCAGCTTCTTCTTCTCGTCAAGGATGCGCTCCTGCGACGACTTGAGGCCGTCCACGTCGGCCACGGCCCACTTGCCTTCCTTCGTCTCGACCGCGGACTCGCGCAGCGACTCCGGGATCGCCTCCTTCGACTCGAACATCTTGAGCGACATCGGGTCCCCTCAGGGGTTGATGGTGATGCCGCACGATGGCAGCGTCACACGCGCGAACCTAGAGCGGTGGCGGTGGGGCGGGGGCCGTGGTGGCCCCGGCTCATACTACTCGACGGCGATGCCGTACGACTCCAGCTCCTTGACGAAGGCGTCGAGGTCTCGACCCTGCGGCGGGAAGCTGGTGTTGAGCCACAGTTCCGTGCCGGGCACCTCGTGCGTCCACCGCCCGGTGGCGATAGCCGCTTCGACCTGGTCGACCGCCACCGTGGCGTTGGGGGCGGGGATGGTGTCGAGGAAGGACGGGGCCTCTTCGTCAGGCACGGGATCGAAGGCGTGTTCACTCATCGGTCAGGCTCCTACAGTGGCGAGTTGTGGAAGTGGCACGGCAGGCAGCCGTGCAGGGCGGAGCAGGGGGTTCCCCCGCTTCGTATAGCTGGTGCAACGGCACGACGGGTGCGCCGGGGGGTGGAGCATCGGCCCGTTCGGTGTGAGGAACGGCTCGCCGAGCAGCACGCCATCAGCGTTCATGCTCGGGATCGGCGCGCACACCTGACACAACCGTTCGTCGGCCGACACCACCCAGTAGCTGCGCACCTGGTCTGCCGGCACAGCGCCCTGCCGAATGGCCTCGTGCCAGCCTACAGCCGACGCTTCGTTCGCGGCCTGCATGGCCGCGGTGCGCGCGAACGTCTCGGCGCGGAAGGCCACGAGCTTGCGTTCGTACGCGGCGACCATCGTGTCGATCTGCGCGGGGGTGAGGTTCTCGCGGATCTTGTACCGGCGGTCACGAAGCGCCCTCCGCAGCGCGTCGCCGGTGCGGCCGTCTTCCAAGGCCTGCCGGAAGCTTCCCACGATCTTCCGGTCGTACGCGGTGAGGCCCGACCCGACGCCGTCCTTGAGCATCGTGGCCACGGCGCGCGGGCCTTTGCCTCGAGCCAGCTCGGTGGCGATGGTCGACCGAATCCCCTCGCGCACCTCGCTTTGCACCCGCGCGAACGACCCATCCTCCCAGCGGCGCACGGCAGCGATCAGCTCGGGCGACTGCACCGGCGCCACCACGACCACCCGCCGATTCCACCCGCCGCCGCCAGCGTTGAGGTCGCGCACGACGTCGCGCGTGATCCGCAGCAAGCCGGCGGTCCAGGTGGCCCGGACGGCGGTGGTAGCGGCGATGGCGGTGGGGGTGGTGGTCAAGAGCGCCACAGCCGCGTCGATGTTGCCCGCCTCCAGCAGTCGCACGAGGTCGGCGAGGCGATCGGGTGACTGCGCGGCCGCCATCGCCAGGAAGGCGCGCCGGAGGGCGGGTTCCAGCCGCGACACGAGCTCCTGCAGGCGCTGTTGCGCGCGTTGGGCGGGGGTCATGCCGCCTCGCCCTCCCCGTCCTCACCCGCCGGCGGCATGACCTCCCGATCCCGCGCCGCCAGCGCCTCCACTTCCCGAGCCGCTTCCATCTCGGCCAGCAGCCGCCCCGTGATGGCCGCCACGTCGACATTCTCCGGCACACGCCCCGTCCGCAGGAAATCGAGCCACGTGTCCACGTCGAGGCGGCCGTTGAGCACGGCTTGCCAGAGCAGCGCGGCGATCTGCGGGTCGGCGTCCGGCGCCGCGAACGCCGGGTGCATCTCGATGGACGGCTCCGTGGCCTCGTAGTGCGCGGCGTGGAACACCAGCGCTTGCTCGAGCGCGTCCTGCACGCCGCGGGCGACGGTCGCGTGCGTGGCATTTTCCGCCGCCAGGTCGAGGGTCCGGCCCTTCGCTGTTTCCGTGCTCTGCTGCCGGTCCTTGGCGATGAACGACATGCCGAGGGCGGCGATCTGCCGCACGATCTCGTCGCGCTCTTCCTTCGACGAGGTCAGCGCATCGGCCGGCGCCGCGGCGTAGCCCACCTTGGCGTCGGCGTTGCGCGAGCGGATCACGCTGTTCGGGCCGACTTTCACCGGCTTTTCCACGCCGTTTTCGTCTCGCTCCTGCTCCACGCCCAGCATGTACAGCGTCGGCGAGTGCGTGTGCTTGATCAGGTACCGCCGATCGGCCGTCAGGCCATAATGGTCGAGGTTGAGCTCCGCGACGCCGAAGAACGCCGGCTCGGAGACGAACGGGACGGCGGGGCGCTTCGGGTAGGCGATGGCCAACGGGATGGCCGGCAGCGGCGTGCGCCGCGCGCCGGTCATCGTGCCGGTGCTCACCTGCCGGAAGTGCTCGCCGGTGCCGTCGGGGCCGGGCGGCACGTGCTCCCAGACGGTGTAGGTGACGCCGGCCGATTCCAGCCGCAGCACCCGGTACCGGTTCCGCGACGTGGTGCCGAACGTGCCGGTGGCGACGTCGGTCGGCTCGTAGATCACCACCTGCCGCAGCACCTCGTGCGCGGCGAGTCGGGCGACCTCATCCTCGGTGAGCAGCCCGCGTGCCCAGTCCGTGAGGATGCGCCCCATATCCGGCGTCTCGATGATCCACGAGATGAGCTGCTCGGCCCGCAGCAGGACCCAGTACGGCCGGAGCCGCATCCGCTGCTGGTTGGCCAGGGTGAGGGTGACGCCTTCAGGTACCGGGGGCGCGTCGACCAGAATGGCCGCGAAGCCGCCGACGATGGCCTCCTGCGTCAGCTCCCGCACGAACACGTCGCCGTGTGTCCCCTTCCGGTCAATGTCCTCCCAGTCCGCGAGGATGCGCGCGTCGGGCCCCTCGGCGAACGTGGGCGGGCTGGCCACGATCATCCCGACGACCGCCTCGACAGTGCGCTCGTAGTACCGCGTGAGCCGCGCGATGCGGGCCCGCAGGCGGTAGAACCCCGGCTCCTCGGCCGGCCACTTCGGCAACGCCTCGGGGCCGAGCGCGCGAACGCCCTCGGTCCCCTGCATGAGCGCCCGAGATACCCGGCGGGCCTTCTCGGTCTCGACGTAGGCCGGATGCTTGAAGTCCGGGCGCTCGTGCGGCGGCGCGTTGGCCGGGATGGTCGGAATGACGGGCGCGGTCATGTCAGGCGAAGGCGAAGGTGGAGACGGAGGCGGTGCGAGGCAGCGCCAGCACGCTATAGCGAGTCTCGTCGCCGATGTGGTCTTCGGCGTTCGTGTCGATGTCGTCGGGCTTCTTCTCGTCGCGGGGGAGCAGCGGTACGGTGCGGATGAACTGCCGGCAGGTGTCGAACACGTACAGGCCGGGTTCCTCCGGCGACGGACACGCCGCAGCCGCGAACATTTCCCGCATCCGCTCCCAGCCGTTCTTCCGGCTCCCAGGCTTCTTGTCAGCTTCGACCCACGTGACGCCATTTTCTTCCATGGTGTCGGCGATGGACCGAGAGTCGGTGTCGTTCACGTCGTAGATCGAAGAATCGGCCGGCCCGGGTCGCACCCGCATGGGCACCTCCTCCCCGCGCAGTCCCCGCACGCGAAAAGCGGACTCCCGTTCGCGGATGCCCCTCGCCACCGCACTCGACGGCATCTTGAGCCCCACGTTCGGCGTGCCGTTCCATCCGTACCATTCGGCGAACCGGATCAGCGAGCCGCGAGGGAACGTGCGGTAGGCGCCCGGCGCGACTTCGACGCGGCTGCCGTCCGCCTCTGCCCACCACCCTACCGAAAACGGCTTGCTTGAACCCCAGTCAAACGCGCGACAGACGCGCCACGATGCGGGCAGAACGAAGGGCTTCACGACGTGATACCGCGCATCCCACACGTCGTCGAAGAACCCGCCGGCGACGACATCCCACGACCCGGCGAACCATGCTTTTCGGCGGTTGGCGTCGAGGTCACCGGCAAGGCGGGCCGGGTAGCCCGGGTCGGCCGCGAGGAGTGTGGTGTTCTCGGACCAGTGGCCGTGGATGCGGACCCGCTCGTTGCCGGCGTCGTCGCGGGTAATAGCCCCCGCCGGCGCCGGATCCACGAACCGCGCTTTCACGGCGTGGTGCCCGATCCCGAACGGGTTGGCCGTCGCGCGGTACTTGCGCGGCATTCCGGGCCGCGACGATCGGTGACACGCCTTCATGGCGTCGTAACACGACAGATCCGGCCAATTCGTGAGCTCTTCCCAGCCGATCCACGGGTACTCGTGCCCGTGGTAGTTCCAGTAGTCGTCGGGGCTGGCCATGTGCCGCAGCAGCAGCTCTTCCCCGTCTGGGAACTTCCACGTGTACGAGCCTTCGTTGAAGCGGGCGTCGGGGAACACCTGGCGGAAGATCCGCTTGCTCTTGCTGACCACGTCCGCCAGCTGCGGGTAGCTCTGGCGGAACAGGATGCCGCGCCACGAGGCGCCGAATCCCTGCCCCACGTGCTGCGCGAAGTCGACGAGGAGCGCGTCCGTCTTGCCCGGTCCGCGGGTGCCCTCGTACAGGCACTCCGTGACCGGGCAGGCGAGGAAGAGCGTCTGCGAGCCGGGGTGCGGCTGCCACGCGATGGAGGCTGCCACCGCGACCACCTTAGCCCACGCCATGCTGTTCGGACAGCGCGCGCTTGGCCGCCTCGAGTCCGGCCTGCTGCGCTTGGGTGGCCAGCGCCCACGTGCCGGCGTCGGGCGCCATGGGCACCATCAGCACCGCCCGGGGCACGTCCTTCCCCTCGTTGTCGGTCTCGGTGATCGTCGTGCCCATGCCATACTTGCCGAGCATGTCCAGCGCCTTCATGCGCTCGATCGGCGTCTTGCTGGGGTCGTCGGCGATGTCAGCGAGGATGTGCAGCCGCTCGTCGAGCGCCGTGCGCATGGCGGCCCGGATCGCCGACGGCGGACGCCCAGCGTTCGGGGCGCCCTTCTTCGGGCCACGCCCGGGGCCGCGCAGCCTCGGATCAGCCGCCACACCGCGCAGGCGAGGCGACTTCACGGGCGACTTTTCCACATTCCCCGGTTTACGCGGCATGTCGGGAATCCTCATCAGTGAGTACCCCGAGCGTCAGTTGGCTCGGATGCGGACGGGGGCCACGATGCCCCCGGCGGGTGCGCGGGAGCGGCGTGGAGGCCGCCGGTTGGCGATACGCCCGGGGCCCGGCCACGTACTCGCCCGGGGTGCCACCGGTGGGGAGCACGACGGGGTCGAGGTACCGGGCCCGCACCAACGCCCGGAGCGCGCGGCGCGTGGTCCGGATGCGGAGGCCGAGGGTCTCGGCCATCGTCCGGACCTTGATGACCTGCGGCGCGGTCAGGTCGTGGTGCGCCGTCAGGTACCACCAGAGGAACTTCACGGCCGTGCTGCGGCGCAGCGGGCGGTAGCGGATGACGCGGGTGATGGTCATGCGGCGAGCCTCCGGATCTCGATGAGGACGTGCGGTTCCCCGTGGGTGCGGGTGCCAGCCCACGCGACGAACTGGCGGTCGTTCTCGATCACGCCGGCCTTCTGCAACGCGTCCCACACGCCGGACTGGACGTTGTCACCGTCCGGGGAGCCCACCGCCAGCGGGTCGTTTTCCAGTACTTGGTGGACCGTGATGTGCAGCGGTCCGGACAAGGCGGGGACCTGGTACTGCGCAAACTGGCGGGCCAGCACCGGCACCACCCGGTCGTACCAGCTGGTGATGGCCTTGCCTGGGCGCACCACGGGCACCAGCCGCCCGCCTTTCCCCCGGGCGAGCGTGGCGGCCTGGTGGTTCTTGGCGCTGACCGGCTGGCCGGGGCAGACTAGGCGGATGGTCAGCATGGGGTGCCCGCCTGAATTTCGCGAATTATGGCAATTTCGCCGTGTTTTTCGGGGGGTCCTTTTACCCCCTTCCTACGCGTACGCGCGTACGCAGTAGATAGAAAGAGAGAGAGAGAAGTGTTGTTATAATTCGCAGAATACTGGTACGTAAGCACTTAGGCCGCCTCCTCGGTTGACGCATTTGCCATAATTCGGAGCGCGCGAGCGGGCCGCCCGGCGCCATGGTGGGGGCGCATTGCCCATTCCGCGTGCCCGCTTTCCAGGGCCCACGTGATCACCTCGTCGCGGTCACGGCGGGCGACCCCGCTAAACAGCGCACTCCGGCGGATCTCGCGGTCCGTGATCCCGCGGTCGCCAGCGGCCCTGACGGCCGCCAGGAACGACTTTCGGAGCAGGGCGAGGGGTGAGTCCGCCATGCGGTCTTGGACGGCCGGGATGAGGCGGGCGAGCAAAGAGCGGGCGACGTCCACACCCCATGCCGCGTGGGACGCCGTCACCCGGTGGGCCGTGGGGTCCTCGGCCAGTGCCGCGATCAGGGCGAGGCGCATGGCCTGTTCCGCGGCGCGCATGGGGAGTTCGCCCAGGAGTTCGGTCTCGAGGGCGTCCGCCTGCTGGTTGCAGTCGCGGCGCCACGCCACGAAGAGGGTGTGGGCGTCGGGCGTCAGGGTCAGACGCCGCGGGTCAGGCAGGAGGTCGGTCCGGGTAAGCAGGTCCATGTCGCCGCGGGGCGCGAGGAGTTGCGCGCCCCAGGTGACGACGGGCTCCGGCACCCCTTCGACGGCTGGCAGGACGAAGTCCCCCCGCTGCACCGCCGGCTCGACGACGAGAAACCGGTTGAGGAACCCCGACGCGACGCGAGCGGACTTGAGCGCGCCGTAGAACATCGCGGGGGTGGTCAGGCCCAACACGGTCAACCCTGGTCGGTCGACGGACTTGCGCTTGGCCGACTCCAACTGCTTCGGTGACATGGTCAGCGTGGCGTACTGTGGGGATTGGGCGCGCCCGTGCAGCCGGCCGTAGAGCTCCATCAGTTGCGTCAGCACCCCGTCCTTCATGGTGGCGCCGTCTGAGGCGCCGGAGGCGCCCGCCAGGAACTGGCCGAACTCGTCCAACACCGCGACCTGTTGCGGCGCCTGCAGGAGACCGGAGAACACCGCCGAGTCTGAGGTCCACTTGTTGGGGCCGATGAGGGCGGGGGCGGCCACGGCGTGCAGGACGTCCTCGATGGTCTTGCGGACGTGCTCCTTGCCGGTGCCCGACTTGCCTACGACGAGGAAGTACAGGCTCGCATAGTTCCCCGCGTCCGTGGTGTAGCGGCGGGCGGCGAGGACCGACCCCAGCGCCAGCGCCGCGGCCACGCTGTAGCCGCGCACGGGATGCGGCGCGGTGGCGAGCGACCATTGCGCGATCGATTCCAAGGCGCTGGGCAGGGACGCCTGCAGCGGGTCCGTGGGCGCCGGGACGGCGGCCGGGGTGGTGCGCGGGGGCGGGAGCAGATGCACCGGTGGTCGGAGCTCGAGCACGGGCAGCGGACGGCCGGCCGCGAGGGCGAGCGCCTCCAGCGGTGGTCGCTGCCACCCGGCCCCCACCGCCCGGTGGTAGATCGTGGCGGTGGTCAGTCCGTCGGGGCGTCCATGGAACGAGCGCCAGACCCGCTGCGCGTCCTTCTCGTCGTACTTGGAAGAGGTCTGACTCCACGCGTCCCACAACCCGAAGCCGGCGTCGTCATCCCCGGTCTGGTGGAGGGCGAGCCCCACTTGGACCCAGGTGTCCCGGTCATCGGACGAGAGCGCCAGGAGGGCGCTGCGCAGCTCTTCGACCTCGAGAGGGTCGAGGATGGCCGCGGAGCGGCCGGAGGTGGCATCCCGCGGCACCCGCGTCTGCAGCAGCGCCAGCAGCCACTGCGGGACGGGGGCGATCTCGACGTCGTCGGGGTGGTTGAACGCGTCCCACTCGTAGGTGCGGCCGGAGATGTGCGAGGACGGCGGGGCGACGACGTAGCCCTGCTCGCAGCGAACGTCGATGCCGGGGCCGATCGCGTCTGCTCGAGACACGACGTGCAGCCCGTGCGGCACCTGGAAGTACAGATGCCGGCCGCCGCTCCCGGTCAGCGCTTCCACTGTCTCCGGCGTCTCGCCGTCCGCGTGCACGGTCAGCAGGCGGCGCCACGTGGCAGGCCCGTCGCGCCCGTCGAACGGCTTGTCGTCGATGTCGAGCACCAGCAGCCCGGACGCGTGCCCCGTGCGGATGCCGATGTTGGCAGTGGGGTGCGCCTTCCACCAGTGCTCGACATGCGCGTGGAACGCCGACGCGTTGTTGAGCCCGTTCTGCACCAGCGACCGGAGCGGGTGCTTGCCCGGGCTCTTGCACCCGGGCTCGCCGCACGCACAGGCGTAGTCCATCGCCGGGTACAGCGGCAGGACGTGCCAGCCCCGGGCCGCGTAGGCGAGGGCGGCGTTCTTCATGTCGCTCACCGCGGCCTCCACTGCACGGCGTTGCCGGCGGCTTTCCAGAGACGGGCCCAGGAGGGTAGCAGCGCGGGGAGGTTGCTCCTGGCGTGGTGCGGCCGTGCGATCTCTCTCCACTCCGAGACCACCGGCGACACGCCGAGGACGGCCGGGCGAATTTCGTAGGCGCCGTCCATCATCGACCACGCGGTGTGGTCGTGGAACTGCTCAAGGGCGGTGTACGGCTTCACTTCGGCGTAGAGCGAGACGCGCGTGTTGGTGATCTCACTCGAGACATGCACCAGAAAATCCGGCGCCCAGCCGGCCAACTCCACGGGCTCGTAGTCCCACGACCACTGACACAAGTCGAAGAAGGCCGCCCAGCGGGCTTCGAGGCGCGAGCGGAAGCGCACGCCGGCGTAGGTGGTGGGGTGGGGGGTGTGGGTGTATTTCATGCGGCGGCCTTCTGCGCGTCCATCTCTGCCAACTCGTCAAGGGTGTACCACACACACACACCCCCTTCGAACGCAACGCCACATGAGTGCGCACACTTTCGCACTTCTTCTGCTGCGTAGCCTTGTTCCGCCGCGAGTGTGAACACTTCGGTCTCAGGCATGGCCTCTTCTTCTGGCCAGAGGCACATAATCCACTCCGTGATCTCGTCCTGTCTGAGTTGTTGGGACAACTCATTATTGGCCGCATTGTCGTTGCACTGATCTCGCATCCATGCATCGAAATGCACGGATTCCAAATAGCGGACTCTGGCTTGTGCGTGCGCCAGCATCACGCGAAGCGCAGCACAATTCTCGCACACCGGCCGGCCAGCCCACGGCGGTGTCATCTTGGCGATGTCACTCAAAACGGCAACTCCTCAAGCGCGTCGGCGTCGGCGAACGCGTCGCAGCCAATCAGCCGCACGTCGTCCGGTGGGGTGGTCTGGTATTTGGTGCACGTGGTCAGGAGGTCATCCCAGTGCGCACAGAAGAAGCAGGGGCCGTTGGTGCGGGCTGGGGCAGCGGTGACAGCAGCGTGGTGAAATTTTCTATTCACCACCCGCTCGAACTTGCCGTCAGGCTCGAGCGCGATAGCGACGGGCTGCTCCAAGGCGGAGGATCTTTCCAACGCCTCCTCGATGGTGGCCGGGAACGCTCCGCCGAGGTGATCTGCCCACCAGGTGATCGCCTTCTCTTTTGCGAACCCGTCATGCTCAATGCACACCCACTCCGACGCGACCCGCTGAAAGTGGTACTTGTAGTCGACGCGGAGGGTGGCCTTTTTCGCGGGGTCTTTGGGCTCGTGGCGGCTGTATTCCACGCTCGTCACGTCCCACCACTTCGGCGGGAGCTTCTCGCGTGACATCACTGGCGCCAGCAGCGCCTGGGGCGCGAGCTGCGGCGCTTGCGGCGGGGGGAACGCGAACTGGCACCGCGGGCAGACGCGGGTCGCGGTGCCGACGATCTCGCGACACGAGGGGCATTCCTTGGCAGGGGCGGGGCCTTCGCCCTTCTTCTTCGGGTCCTTGACGCGGATGGCGTCGACGGGGCCGTGGCGGAGGCAGTTGCCGGCGAAGTCCAAAACGAGACAGTCCGCTTTCCCGGGCGCCGTGCGAAACCCCCTCCCCAACATCTGGACGTGCAGGCCGGTGCTGGCCGTGGGGCGGCAGAGCGCGAGCAGGTCGATGGACGGCTCGTCGTAGCCCGTGGTCAAGCAATCGCAGTTGGTCAGCGCCCGGAGCGTCCCGTTGCGCAGCGCCGCCAGGCGGGCGGTGCGGTCGGCAGTATTGAGCCCGCCGTGCACCGCGGCGGCCGGGAATCCGGCCTCGGACAGCGCCTCGGCCATGTGCTCCGCGTGCTGGACCCCAGCACAGAAGACGAGCCACTTGGCGCGCGCCGCCCCGAGCTCCGCCAGTTCGGCGACGACGGCTTTCGTCGTCTCCGGGTCATCCACCGCCGACTGCAGCGCGGCCTCGACGTACTCGCCCCCGCGCATGGCGACGCCGGTGACATCGTACCGGGCGAGCGTGGCCTTGCTGATCAGCGGCGCGAGAAAGCCGCCGTCGAGTAGCGTGCCGATGGTGATCTCGTACGCCACGTCATGGAAGAACCGCCCTTCGCCCTGGTCAAGCCGCCCCGAGTCGAGGCGGAACGGCGTGGCCGTCAGGCCGATCACGCGGACGTTGGGGTTCCGCGTGCGCTGCGCGTCGAGGAACTTCCGGTAGCTGGTGTCGTCGTTTCGCGGCACCAGGTGGCACTCGTCGATCAGCACGAGGTCGAAGGGGCCGTAGGCAAAGGCGTTTCTTGCCAACGTTTGGATCGAGCCGACTGTGGCGCGGGTGGTGGTGTCCTTGCGTCCGAGCTGGCCGGAAATGATGCCACAGTCCAGCGCCTTGAGCCCGCCGTGCTGCAGCGCCTTCCAGTTCTGCTCGATCAGTTCCTTGCGGTGGGCGATGACCAGCACGCGCGCGCCCCCGTCGACGGCTTCGGCCGCGATCGTCCCCATAATGAGGGACTTGCCGCCGCCGGTGGGCACGACCAAGAGGCAGTGCCCCTCGTTGGCGCCGTGCCACGCGTACGCGGCGGTGATGGCGGCGCGCTGGTAGGGGCGGAGGGCGAGGCGGGGGCGCGTGGTGGTTTCAAGGTCGACGGTCATGCGGCGTTCCTCCGGCGGAGCGCGGTGTACAGATCCCCCACGCCACTGACCAGCAGGCCGAGGCCGCTGACCATCATCCCGGCAGACAGCAGCCACGTGGTTGGCTCGAGTTCGGTGGAGCATGTCATGCGGCCTGCTCTCCTTGCGCCACCCGCGCGAGCGCGGCGGCGAGTTTCCGGTTATCGTCTTGCAGCGCGGTGATTTGGGCCACGAGCGCCAGCTTTTCTTTCGGCTGGATGCCGATGCGGTCCACGGCCTCACACGCCGCGCGCTCCACCTTGCGCGACGCGGACGCGAGTCGGTCGGCGTCCGTCTTCATGTCCCACTCGCCCGCGATGATCGCGCGTTCGAGCAGGTCCAGGGCGTTGCAGCAGGCGCGCAGATCTTCGCGCATGAGGCGTAGGTCGCGGGGGAGGGTGGGGGTCATTCGCTCTGCTCCCCCCTGCCCGTGGCACGCCCAACGGCGCACATCGCGCGCACAAGGTCTTGCGCGGACGCCTGAAGCGCGGCGACGGTGGGGGCGAGGGCGGCACTCGCTGCGGCACCCGCTGCGTCCCTCGCTGCGGCACCCGCTGCGGCCCATGCTGCGGCCCCCGCTGCGTCCCTCGCTGCGGCCCATGCTGCGTCCCTCGCTGCGGCCCATGCTGCGGCACCC